TCGCCAAAAATAGCACCTTGAAGTGAAAAAAAATTAAATACAGGTAGAATTTGGGCGAAATAACGATATATAAACAGGAAAGGGGAATCCGTCATGGAAACCCCTTTTTGTGTGTGTTTTTTGGCTAATAGTTTCAGACCTTTTAAACATTTTCACTTATGAAGATACAAGATATATTTTTTATGCCCTTATTCTACTTAATAGTTTAGGAGCATTTCTCGTCCTTTATAAGCAAAAGAATACTAAAAATTAGAATAGCATCAATAATAAAGTTTAATCAGTATTGCAAAAAAGAGATCAATTGAATCTCTTTTTTTGTGCCTCGAAATAAGAGTAAACAATCTTTATGTCTTTATAAAGGAGGTGTCCGCATATCCGAAAACTAAAGAAATATAAACCAACCTCATACATGGCGAAGGATTCCTATTACAGCAAGGAGATGGCGGACTATGCCGTTGGTTTTATTGAATGCCTCTCTCACACCAAAGGAACCTGGGCAGGAAAGCCCTTTGAGCTGATAGATTGGCAAGAGCAAATCATCCGGGATTTATTTGGAACCATAAAACCAAATGGCTATCGCCAATTTAATACTGCTTATGTAGAGATTCCAAAGAAGATGGGAAAAAGTGAGCTTGCGGCGGCTGTTGCCCTGCTCTTAACCTGTGGTGATAATGAAGAACGCGCCGAGGTTTATGGCTGCGCTGCGGATCGTAACCAAGCCTCCATCGTTTTTAATGTAGCAGCAGACATGGTGCGAATGTGCCCAGCCTTATCCAAGCGGGTAAAGATTCTGGACTCACAGAAAAGACTGATCTATCAACCTACTGGAAGCATCTATCAAGTGCTTTCTGCCGATGTTGGAAACAAACACGGTTTTAATACCCATGGGGTTGTATTTGATGAGCTCCATACTCAACCGAATAGAAAGCTCTACGATGTTATGACCAAAGGTAGTGGTGATGCCAGGATGCAGCCATTGTACTTTCTTATCACCACCGCCGGAGATAATCAAAACAGCATCTGCTGGGAGGTTCATCAAAAAGCACTGGATATTATGGCAGGAAGAAAGAATGACCCTACCTTCTACCCAGTCATTTATGGTGCAGATCTTGAAGATGACTGGTCCGATCCAAAGGTCTGGAAGAAAGCAAACCCATCCCTTGGCATCACTGTCAGCATGGATAAAGTAAAAATGGCCTATGAGTCTGCAAGACAAAACCCCGCTGAAGAAAATAGCTTCAGACAGCTTCGACTCAATCAATGGGTTAAGCAGGCTATTCGCTGGATGCCTATGGATAAATGGGATGCCTGTGCTTTCCCGGTAAATCCAGAAGCCCTCAAAGGTCGCGTTTGCTATGGTGGACTGGACCTTTCCTCTTCCACTGACATAACAGCCTTCGTACTGGTCTTCCCACCGATGGATGAAGATGACAAGTATGTGGTTCTTCCATACTTCTGGATACCAGAAGACAGCATTGACCTTAGGGTTAGACGGGATCACGTAAATTATGATGTGTGGGAAAAGCAAGGCTTCCTTTTAACTACCGAAGGTAACGTGGTCCACTACGGTTTCATCGAGACTTTCATTGAGGAACTTGGAATGAAATATAACATCCGTGAGATTGCCTTTGACCGCTGGGGAGCAGTTCAGATGACACAGAACCTAGAGAATTTAGGATTCACCGTTGTACCTTTTGGTCAGGGCTTCAAAGATATGTCTCCGCCAACTAAGGAACTAATGAAACTCACACTAGAGCAGAAAATCGCTCACGGTGGTCACCCAGTTCTTCGCTGGATGATGGATAACATTTTTATTAGAACCGATCCTGCTGGCAATATCAAAGCAGACAAAGAGAAATCCACAGAAAAGATTGACGGTGCTGTAGCTACAATTATGGCTCTTGACCGAGCGATTCGATGTGGTGGAGAAACCGGTAATTCTGTTTATGACGATCGAGGTTTAATAATATTCTAATATTGAATTTCTTGACATATTTGATATTAAATTCTACACTTAATATGTAATTAATATACTTATAGGGGTAGATACTGTGGATAATCCAGTAAAAAATGTAATGCTAAATCATTATATAAAAATTTTATACAATGGCTTTATTCTTGGCGATTTAAGTCCTCTATACCCGTTTCTTGATGAGGATTTTAATTTTTGTGATTGGTCAAGGCAGTGGATTTATGAAGATGAAGATAAATTAAAGCCTTTAGTATCTCTCACTACTACGTTGTCAACTTCTGAGCACCCGTTTAGCCTAAAAGCAGTGGTACTTGGAGTGGATGGTGTTAGTGACAGAGGCTATTTAACTCCCTTTGATAATATTGCATTACTTCTATGCCATGTTACAGAGAGTAAACAGTATTATGAAACTCTTTTTTGCATAAGACTCTCTGAAAATTATAAAATTGAGTCTATTATTGCAATAAACGATGCTAAATCTTTCATTGATAGCGACTACTCCATTCAATAATCATTTATTTATATTGCGTCACCTTTAACATTTCTTAGTTTAACACCCTTTTTAGCAGTGTAAAATCATACCACGGCTACATGATTTTATGATATGCTGCTCTTAAGAAAGGTAATCAAAAAAGGAGGAGCATATCATGACCATTTTAGAGTTAGGTAATATACTTAAAAATATGTATGAAACTAAAGGTGCTAACAAGACAACAATGATTCATCTCTTCGGCGTTATTTATGCTGATGAAATACGTAATGCTGGAATTAAGCCTATCGAAATCGTAAGAGCTGCTCAAATTCATGAATCTTATCAGACTGAAGTGAACAAAGGTATGAATTTATCAGTATATGTTGATTTGAAACAAAAATATAAAGATACTTTCTAAAACAAATACAGCAGTTATTAACTTAAGCGTCTATCAAATGGTAGGTGCTTTTTTCATGCCCATTTTAAGGAGAGTGATATCCGTGGGAATATTGCAAGGAATATTCAAGGCCCGAGATAAGCCTAAAAATACACTTGGTGGCAGCCCCTACAGCTTCTTTTTTGGAAGCACCAGCGCTGGAAAACCAGTTAATGAACAAACAGCCATGCAGATGACCGCAGTGTATAGCTGCGTAAGAATCTTATCGGAGACCTTGGCTGGCCTACCCCTACATGTTTACAAATACAATGATTCAGGTGGCAAGGAGAAAAACCTAAAACACCCACTTTACAAGTTGCTCCATGATGAACCAAATCCTGAGATGACTTCTTTTGCCTTTAGAGAAACGCTGATGAGTCATCTTTTGTTATGGGGAAATGCCTATGCTCAGATTATTAGAAATGCAAGAGGTGAAGTGATTTCTCTCTACCCATTAATGCCAAATAAAATGACCGTCGATCGCGATTCAAGTGGTCGGCTTTTCTATTTGTATCAGCGTGGCAATGAGGATGTCCCTACTCTTGGCAGAGAACATCAAGTGTATCTATCACCATCGGACGTCCTTCACATCCCAGGACTTGGCTTTGATGGATTGGTAGGCTATTCACCCATTGCCATGGCGAAAAATGCTGTGGGCCTTGCTATTGCTACCGAAGAATACGGAGCTAAGTTTTTTGCTAATGGTGCTTCACCGGGTGGCGTCCTGGAACACCCCGGTACCATTAAAGACCCTGCAAGGATCAAAGAATCCTGGAACGCAGCCTATCAAGGAAGTGGCAATGCCCACAGGGTGGCTGTGCTAGAAGAAGGCATGAAGTATCAGCCTATTGGTATTTCTCCTGAACAAGCTCAGTTCCTGGAAACCAGAAAGTTTCAGATCAATGAGATCGCTCGTATTTTTAGAGTCCCACCTCATATGCTTGCTGACCTTGAGAAATCATCCTTTAGTAACATCGAGCAGCAATCACTTGAGTTTGTAAAATACACCCTTGATCCATGGGTGGTCCGCTGGGAACAGTCCATGTGTAGGGCGCTTCTCATGGAAAGCGAGAAACCTAATGTCTTTATCAAGTTTAATGTGGATGGTCTTCTTCGTGGTGACTATGTAAGCCGTATGAGCGGTTATGCCACTGCAAGGCAGAACGGTTGGATGAGCGCCAATGATATCAGAGAGTTAGAAAATCTGGATAGAATTCCAGAATCTTTGGGTGGCGATCTCTATCTCATCAACGGGGCCATGACTAAATTACAGGACGCAGGCGCGTTCGCAAATATTAAAGAAACGGAGGAACCTAAATGAAGAAGTTTTGGAACTGGGCACGAGATGAAAACACCGGTGTCCGAACACTCTACCTAGACGGCGTTATTGCAGAAGATTCATGGTTTGACGATGACGTCACCCCTAAGGCATTTAAAGCAGAGCTTACTGCCGGTGAGGGTGATATTGTTATTTGGCTCAATTCTCCAGGAGGTGATTGCATTGCTGCTAGTCAGATTTACGCCATGCTGATGGATTACAAAGGCACTGTTACCGTAAAGATTGATGGCATTGCTGCTTCTGCCGCCTCAGTCATCGCCATGGCGGGGACAACGGTGCTTATGGCACCAACCGCCCTGATGATGGTCCATAACCCCCTTACCGTGGCCATTGGAGACAGCGAGGAAATGAAAAAAGCAATCGCCATGCTTTCTGAAGTTAAGGAAAGCATCATCAATGCCTACGAAATCAAGACAGGCCAGTCAAGGACAAAGCTCTCGCACCTTATGGATGCAGAAACCTGGCTCAATGCAAAGAAGGCCATCGAGCTTGGCTTTGCTGATGGCATCTTGGAGGATGAAAAGAAAAGAAATCAGACCGAGGACTTTACCTATGCCTTTAGCCGCAGAGCTGTTACCAACTCCCTGCTTGATAAGGTAAAACCCAAACTAGCAAAAGAGAATACTGGCACCCCAATTGAGTCGCTAGAAAAGCGGCTTTCTTTGATTCAACACTAAATTTTAGGAGGAAAACACTATGAATAAAATTCTTGAACTGCGTGAAAAAAGAGCAAAGTCCTGGGAAGCTGCTAAAGCCTTCCTGGATACCAAAAGAGGTACAGATGGAATTGTATCTGCTGAAGACACTGCAACCTATGAAAAAATGGAAGC